AGGTTATTAGATTAGATAATGCAGAACCAATGAGACTACTTAGAGTAGAAAGAGATAAAAGATTATCTGATTGTGATTGGAGAGCAAGTTCTGATTTAACACTTTCCGATTCTTGGAAAACTTACAGGCAAGCACTAAGAGATTTGCCTGCGTCTGCATCACCTAAACTAGATAGTAATGGATATTTAGATATGACATCTATTACCTTTCCAACAGAGCCTAGTTAATTATGTCAACACTTAAAGTCAACACCATCCAAGATGCAAGCGGTGGTAACAGTTCAACAGCATCCGAAATTCGTAATGGAATTTTAAGAGCCTGGATTAATTATGATGGAAAAAATGCAACAACTAGGGCAAGTTATAACATAGCAAGTGTTACTGATAATGGCGTAGGTGATTATACTTTCTTTATAGATACTGATTTTTCTGATGTAAATTATTGTTTTACAGGGACATCAACTACAGCTACAGGAACGGAAGTAGTTGTAAGACTATTAGGATTTTCAAGTGCAAGTTCAGGTACAAGTAATGCTGCACACTTAGTTGGTTCTACAAGAGTCAGCGTTTGCACCCCAAATGATAATGCTTTGCATGACGCAAGACAAGTTATGCTTCAATGGATTAGATAAATTTTACTCATCAATTACAGCTAATATATAATAAAAGAAAAAACCTATGGCAAATTCAGACAAAAGATTTATTTATGAAAATGATGAAGGTGGTATTTCTATTGTCATTCCAGCAGATAATACAGATTTAACTTTAGATCAGATTAAAGATAAATCTTGTCCAAAAGACAGAACAGTTTATACTGTTAATAAATCTGTAATTCCTACAGATAGGAGTTTCAGAAACGCTTGGACTTATACGGAGTAAATCATGGGATTTGGCATTGACATGACAAAAGCCAGAGAAATTCATAAGACAAATATTAGAAATGCAAGAGCACCAAAACTTGCAGAGCTTGATATTGAATTTCAAAAAGCATTAGAAACTTCAGCAGATACTTCAGCTATTGTTGCTAAAAAGCAAGCATTAAGAGATGCCCCTGCTGATTCTGGTATAGCTGCTGCTTCAGATACAGATGCTCTGAAGGCACAATGGAAAACAGATATATTAGGTACTAGTCCTTATTAAGAAATTCACTTATTGGTTAAATTTTAATATAAGAGTAAAATAAAAATATAAGTTTTTTAAAAAAAATGCAAAAAATTTTTAATGCGATAGCTGTTGCTTCAGGTGTAGTGTCTTTGACTGTTGTAGGAGTCAGTTTAGGTATTTATATAAATAAGGATGCAATTATAAATAGCATACAAGAAAAGGCATTAGAGGCCGTTACAGACAGTTTAGGAGATGCTTTAGGAGATTCATTACCCATACCTGATGCGACTGGTGGTGTAATACCCAAAATTCCTAGTCCATTTTAAAATTGTCTGAAATACCAGAAATTTTTATAAATAAATTAGAGGTGATTCCTATAAATAGTTATATTCATACGCCTGTAAATTCTTTACCTACAACTCCTCCAGTAAGTTTACAGATTGGTTCTCCTATTGTGGATATTCCAGGATGTATAAAATTCAACCCTGCTAATAAAAATTCTTTAAAATTAATTGAAGAAGATAAAAGAGGTACGAAAACTTTATGTGATGGTGATGTACCATATTTTTTTCCTATGGAATATCAACCAGAAAATTTAATTTATGTAGAAGAGGCTACCGCTCCTACAATTAAACCTTCTCCAGAATTAGATCCTCCTGAACCAAATTTAGATAATATACCTCAACCTCAAACAGAAGTCCCTTGTCCATCTCCTAATCAACCTAGAGTAGGAGCACTGACACGTAATGGAAATGAAAAGGTAGTAGGGCATAAACTTAGTGAGGATAAAAAAACTTGTATAGTTTTATACGAAGATACTACAAAAGTTGAAAAATTATTACCAACTACATCTCAAGTAAGTACAACAGCTGCAATAGCAGTCGTGGCAACCGCTGCAGCAGCTTCAACACCCGTCTTATTAAGATTAATAAAGCCTTTAATAAAGCAATTAATAAAAAGAATTAAAGCTTTATTAGGTAAAAAAGAAGCAGAAAGATTTAAAGGTTTAAAAAGAAAAAAGAAACTTATTTCGGAATCTCATGCTGATGATTAGGAATAACTCCATGAGGATTTGTAACTACAATATCTGAACAAATTTTTGCAGCAGGACTGGAGGGATGAAAGGTTACTCCAAGTTTTTTCTGCTCCGCACAGTGCTTCAATCTTGCCATCTCAAAATCTAACCGCTTGTTAGCTAATAGTTGTTGATTTAATTTATTTTGAGTTGTGGCAGCAGCCAAACAACCCTCGTTATGACGTTTGTCTAAAGGTATGGTTATATTCAAACTTACTCCATATCCAATACTATGATTAGATTTTTGTCCAGTTCTTACAGGTTTTTCATACAATATATTTCCAGGATTATCTAATACGCCATCATTATTTGTATCAGAGTTATCAAATACTGGATCATTATAAATTTTTTCATACGGATTTTTCCATGAATCTTGTAATGTGATGAAGGGTGTTATAGATAGGGTAGAACCTTGACAGGACACGCCATTTCCGTGGGTGTTAGTCATATACGGACCGCTCAAATTTTGTATGGCTAAATTGGATACACTGCCACTCGAATTGGCTACTGGGTTTGCCGTTGCAGACACCCCTCCTACTTCATTTGCATATAGAGGCGATCCGAATATATTTAAAGCTAAAACTAAATATTTTACTGACTGAAGGTTGATACAGTATCTGTTACTGAATTTATTTCGGTTGTTCTCTGAATTATGGTTTGAGTCTTTAATCCAGGTTGGCTGAGCGTTGTTGTCAGTTGCCAAGGCTTGCTTGAATCCGTTACCGTGAAGTTTGGCATATTTGTTGTATCTAGATTTGTCCACGTAGAATTTACTCCGTTTACTGACTGAGTAACATTTTGAGCTGGAGGAACCAAACTATTGGCATCTGTACTAATGTTATTACCAGTTACGGTATATTGCCAGCCAGTTTGATAATCTATCACATTTATTGTCTCCGTTACCGTAGAAGTGGTTTCTGTATGGGACGTAAGACTACCAGTCTGAAAGTTTGGCACCAAGGGTACGCTGACTACAGGTGCACTCATGAAGCTTACAGCGACCACAGGTATCGCACTTTTCATGCTCTTCATGATCTTGCTCTTCATAAATTGCAAATGCATGATTTTTTAATTTCATTTGATACTAATTTCACTTACAAATTGACCGATTGCACTTGTCCCAGCACCACCTCCTACTAGAGTAACTGCACCTGAAGTTGCGATTGTACCGGCTAAATCACCTGCTGATCCTGATGCTGTTGAAGTTTGGCTACTGAAATTACCTACTGCCCCTACACTGGGAGCACTTGTAGCAACTGCATCTCCTTGGGTAAAGGATTGTGTGAATGAGAAGCTATTCCCTGCAGTTTTCTGTGTAACTTCTAACGCAGGTATCGCACCGACTCCTGATGATATAGTCAGTGATCCCAGTCCATCAGAAACTGCACTACCACCTGTTGGTGTGTATGTTGTATCCACCCCTGATCCCGAAACTGCATAAGTGGTTCCTATCCGCTCAACTTGAGTTGCTGCAGCGTTTGTGGTTAATTGTACAGAGCTGCTGAGTTTTGAAGTAATATCGCTTTTTGCTACGGGTGCATAAAACAATATCAATAATGGGATTAATTTCCTCATTTTTTTATTCTTATTGTTTGCTATTCATAACTTTAATGGAGCTACACTTAGTAAATAATTCCTAAATAAAATGGCTGAAAATTTAAAAGATCAACAAAAGAAAAATGTTTTTCAAAAGATTAAAGAAAATATAGACGATAAAGAGGAACAATTAGCCTTTATCTCAGTCGTGGTAAGGCTTGTCGTAGTTGGGTGGTCCGGTTTTATCGTGAGTTTAAATTACATAACTATCCCTGGCTATAGTACTGAACCCAAGGATATCACCTTCCCGGCTTCGATCCTGACGGGGGTTTTGAGCACATTTGGCGTAGAGGCAGCACGAAAAAGAGGAGATGGAACTATGAAAATGGACAAAAATCAAACTCCAAATTTAACTAAAGCTGACTTCGAAAAGCTTATAGAGAAGGCCACTCAGACTGCACCTACTCAAATATTGCGTATCGAACAAGCTCCTATTAAGATAGTTACTGAAGGTACTAACAAAAAAGATGTATAAATGAAAATTATAGATAATTTTCTAAATAAAAATGATTTTTTAAAAATTCAAGATGCATTTTTATCTGAAAGATGTAAATGGGAATGGGCAGATGTAATTAAGAATG